GACCATAAAATAGCCATAGAGCAAGAGGGAGGCGCATGGATAAATGGCGCCCATAATCGCGGCAAGCATTTTATATCCGATATGGAAAAATATAACACCGCGGCAATGATGGGCTGGAAAGTATTGAGGTACACGCCGGACCAGATGTTAAACGAGGCGGTGAGGGATTTAACAAAAATATTTAAACCAAAATGAAACATATAGATTTATTTTCTGGCATTGGCGGATTTGCCTTAGCGGTAGATACGGTTTGGCCCGGAAGCGAGCATATTTTTTGTGACTTTGATCCGTTTTGCCAGCAAGTATTAAATAAACATTGGCCTAAATCAAAAATTTATGACAACATCCGCACCTTTGCTACCGACCCCGACAGCGTCGGACGTATTTACGGGGAACTTGAAAAGCAGTCAGCAAAAGAATACAACAAAGCACAGTGTGAATCTGTCGCAGGTGTTCGATCACCCCTTATACTCACAGGAGGCTTTCCCTGCCAGCCATTCAGTGCAGCAGGAAAAAGAAAAGGCACGGAAGATAACCGCTACCTCTGGCCGGAGATGTTTAGAATTATACAAACTTTCAAACCTACATGGATCATTGCTGAAAACGTGCGTGGCCTCGTTACTTGGAACGACGGCATGGTACTCGAACAAGTGTGTACTGATTTGGAAGGACAAGGTTACGAAGTCCAGCCGCTTATTATTCCAGCTGTCGCCGTTAACGCCCCACACCGCAGGGACAGAATTTGGTTTATTGCCCACAAGCACAGCAGTAGACCACAAAAGCCGAGGACCAGGAAGCAAGCAATTGGGTTTGGACAACTTAATGAAAATATTGCCTACACCAAACGCTCGGGATTACAAAGGGGCGGGGAAAAACGGCAGGGACAACGTGGACAGCTTGGTGGAGATGGGGGCGACAAAGGGAGAAGTTGGAACGAAAACTGGCTTGAAGTTGCAACCGAGCTTTGTGGAGTGGATGATGGGCTACCCACAGAATTGGACGGATTTAAACTCACCAAAGCCAGCCACCGCGCGGCGAGGCTCAAAGCGCTAGGCAATGCCATTGTGCCGCAAGTAGCAATTGAAATAATGAAAGCTATAAAATTGACAAACTAACAAAAATATTATGAAATCCGAGATAGCTACAAATTCCGACGGTGGAAGAATGCTGCTTATTTATCTTGATAAAGCGCTGGAATATGATTTTGCGAACGAGATTCGTGATGTAGTAATTCAAACCTATATAAAAGAACTTACGGAAAAACACCGCGCCGAAATCCAAGCCCAAGTAGACCTAAAAACCCTCGCCAATATGGTAAATGTGGGTTTGGCGCAGGAACTAATAAGATTGACATTAAATTTAGCAACTAATAAACAAGAAACTAAAAACTAAACCAACGACCATGGCCAAACGTACAGGAAGCGGAATAAACCATTACAAACGTACACGGATTTTCAAGGCCCTTTATGTGAAGAAGTTTGCAGTAAGTGTGGAGGAACTATATGAGACATCCATTCATAGCTGATTTGATAATAGGACTAGCAACCATAGCCGCAGTTTGTCTGGCTTATGTGACTTGGCATAACTTAGTTAAATGAACTACATATTATTAAAATTACATACACCTAACTTCTGGTATCTACTGCTTTCTTTAGCTGTGGTACTGGGGTTAGCTTGGATGTTTAGGAGGTGGTTGTGAGCTGGATTGATACTGATACTAACAAAGAAGTCGGGGGGCAAGCCCCAAGTAAATAAAGCTATTTGTGATGAAGGTCATTTTTACTCCAGTCAATGTCTTTACTCTGATTGCGCACCGATTTCAATAAAACCCTTAAAGGTTTCTGACCCCTCCCAGAAGTATAAAATTGGCATCGCTTTAGTTTACGGGACGGCGATTATTGTGTTACTTACACTTATATATCTCAAGTGATTTATTTACTTATAGTTATTGTATTATTAATCTGGTGGGCTTGGAAAACAAAATGAAAATGGACGTATCTTCCCAAGAGGAGAATTTAATAAATTTAGTCCGGCGCTTAATCCCTTACGAAAGAATTGAGATTATGAAAGACAATAAGGGTAACTTAGGTTCGGATTTGATAGTTTTTAGGTCGTCTAAGGTAAGACTCACTACTATGGGCAATACGATATCGGTACAAATGAAATCAATAATTGGGAAACCGGAAGGGGAATAGTTGCAATAAAAGTTTGGGTATGCTATAATATGAATACACGCAAATTGTGTGATTATAGGGGATGTCGAGAATATTGTGATTTCGGAATCCGCTTTTGTGACAGATGTGCATTAAAACCTAGTTGCGATTTAGAATGGGCGAAGTTAAAATATAAGACTGACCCAGTATTTAAGGCCAAATTTATTGCTAGATGCCGTGTGCAGTATGCAATACGCTCTGGCAAGGTAGTTAGAAAACCATGTGAGATTTTGGGATGTACGGATAGAGCCGAAGCTCACCATGACGATTATAGCAAGCCTTATGATGTTGGATGGTTGTGTAAATACCATCATACTGAGCATCATCAGTTAAGTAAAACTAAATAACCGCCCACGAACCAATCGGGGTCACTCTTAGCAGAGTGGCTCTGTTTTTTTATGTCTTAGCGTTTCCCGAACGAAAACAAACAGCGGCCTAGCCGACTGAAAGCGCCTTTATCGGGGTTTCAAAGCCTAGATTAGAGAGGCGCTAAGGAATAAAAATATGCAACCTTGGGCAATCATAACCAAAGAACTGATATTCCCCACTTGCTTTGACTTTGCAGAAGCCTTTTTAGGATACAAGTGGGTTTATGGGTTAGAACTATTTGAAGAGTTAAATTTAAGCCTTAAATAAGATAAATACTTAATTTTAAAATGGCTGGTAACAAGAACAGTGGAAGAAAGACTAAAGCGGAAGAAAAGCAGGCTGCGATAGATGAAATAACTGAGCAAGCCTTATTAAGTCTAGCTAGAAGCAAGGTAAAAAAATATTTAGATAAAAGGTTAAACTTTCAGCAAACCAAAGAAATGGCACTTCCGATTGTTGTTAAGGGTATGGCGCAGAAACTTGGCGGCGATAAAGATAATCCTGTGGAAGTTTTGGTTAAATTCATAAATGGAAAAGAAGATAATAGAAATTCCGGTTGAGTTTAAGGAACTGTTCTCTGACTGGTGGCGTGAGGCTGCTATATGGGGAGGCAGGTTTTCGCTTAAATCTCATACAACAGCTAGGTATCTTCTTATACAGGCAAGACTTAAAAAGACTAGGATAGCTTGTTTTAGGGAACACCAGAACTCAATCGCCGAAAGTTCTCATCAGTTGCTAGGGGATTTAATTAAGCAATACGAATTAACTGATTTTGAAGTTACAAACAATTCCATAGTAAATCATTTTAATGGCTCAGATTTCATTTTTAAAGGATTATACCTAAACGAACAGGGGATAAAGTCTATCGAAGGTATAGACATAGCATGGGTGGAAGAAGCACAAACAGTAACACAGCAAAGCCTTGAAGTTTTAACACCTACCATTCGTAAAGATGGCTCAAGAATTATTTACACTTATAACCGATTGTTTGAAGACGACCCTGTCCACCAGAGATTAGTTATTGAGGGTAGGCCAAATACTTTAAAAATCAATGTAAATTACGATATAGCGCTGAAATACGGAATGATGCCAGAAGTTGTACGACAAGAAATGGAAGATGATAAGAAGAATAGGCCTGGATTATACAAACATAAATGGCTTGGTGAACCGAGTAGCTTAGAGTCAAGAATTTACAAAGATTGGCAGATAATTGATGAAGTTCCTCATGAAGCTCGGTTAGTTAGGACAGGCGGAGATTTTGGCTTTACAAATGACCCTGCTGCAATAGTCGATGTTTATAAGTTTAATGGTGGTTATGTCCTAGATGAGATAGCTTATCAAAAAGGACTGCACAACAATCAGATAGCGGATGTTGTTAAGAATCGCGGCAAAGAGTTAGTTCCCTGTGCTTTTGACCCAGCAGAGCCTAAAAGTGTGGACGAACTTAAGCTTTATGGACTTACAATGTTGGATGTTCCTAAAGGCCCAGGGTCAGTTAAACAAGGAATAGATTATGTTCAAAGCCAAAGAATCTCAGTAACTAAAAGAAGTGTGAATGTTTTAAGAGAGTATAAAAATTATTGTTGGCTTACAGATAAAAATGGAAAGATTATAAACGAACCTGACCATACCTGGAGTCACTCAATGGATGCCATCAGATATGCGATGGTTACCTTAAAACCAAGAGATGCTGAAGTAGTACAACAACAGAACCAAATGTGGAGAATGAACGAAGCAAGACAAGTATTAAATAGCACTAAATAACGCTGGTGGAGAATTAAACAACAATGTCAGCACAAAATCAAGGTTCAAATTGGGTCAGGGCGCAAGGAAGCGCAAACACCCAGCGTGGGAACATAACTCCCAATCAGGCTGTTTTGCACAGCATTACTATTGGTTTCTCTAATGGTACTTACCGAATAGGAAATGGAACTTTAGGAAGTTCTAGCTTAACTTTTGCGGGAAGTAGCTTTAAGCCCACAGCTTTTACCCAGCAAGAGTTTAAAGAATTGGAATTTTCCAACGGTATCAGCATTGAAACCGAAGGAACAGTTAGTTGGCAAGCTATATTTAACGACCTAGTTTAATGGAGAATGTCTGCGAAATTGTAAGAGAGATTGAGTCAAACTATACCTCAGGGGTTTCTAAACTGAGTAAGTATGTTGATTTTGATATGTTTGAAACTCTTAATAAGATTGACGCTTACGTTAACTCAGTCCACACATCAGGTTCGGAAGACTCTTTGGGAAGACCAAAGCCTTTCTTTAACATCGTTACCGCCGCAAGGAACATCTGGTATCGTGCGACTGATATCGACAGGAAGAACATAAGGTTAAAAACTCCTAAATCTTCTTTAATGGCTGAAACTTTAGCCGGCAACATGCTTTTAAAGAGCTGGATGAGAAAGTCTGGTTTCGGGCAGTTCTTAAATGATTGGGGACGTACACTGGCAACTTACTGTTCAGCGGTGTCAAAGTTTGTGGAAAAAGACGGTGAGTTGATAGCTACTGTTATACCGTGGAACCGGATATTGTGCGACACAATAGACTTTAATAATAACGTGGTGATTGAAGTATTGGAGTTCACCCCAGCTCAGTTAAGGAAGCAAGGGTATGACGAAGAAGTCGTGGCCCAGTTGCTTGAAGCCCTTTCGCCCCGCGAGGATTTAAATAAGCAAAAAAAAGACAATAAGGCAGATTATATCAAGGTTTATGAAGTGCATGGTGAATTGCCTTTATCTTTGATTACTGGTAAAGAATCCGATGAAGAAAAGTATACACAGCAGATGCAAGTTGTGTCTTTTGTCCGTGGAAAGTATGACCGTTCAAAGCAAAGTTATAACTATGATGACTACACTCTTTATAAAGGACGGGAGAAAAAGAGCCCTTACCAAAAAGATGACTTAATAAAGGAAGACGGAAGGACTTTAGGCATAGGTTCGGTTGAATCTTTATTTGACGCTCAGTGGATGGTTAATCACTCCCAAAAGCAGATTAAGGATACCTTAGACATGGCTTCATTGCTTATCCTTCAGACTTCGGACTCCACTATGGTTGGACGGAATGTCCTTCAATCTTTAGTCACAGGTAATATTTTAGTCCATGCTGAAAACCAGCCCTTAACTCAGTTAAACAACCAGCATGACATAACACAGATTCAATCTTTTGCCGCTGGATGGCAGAACATGGCGAAAGAACTTACCTCCACCCCGGATGCTTTAAGAGGCAATACACAGCCATCTGGCACGGCTTACAGACTCCAACAGCTCATAACAAACCAATCCGAGTCATTATTTGAGGTTATGAGGGAGAACAAGGGGTTGGGGATTGAAAATATGATGAGAACCTTTGTCCTTCCTTTCTTAAAGACTAAGATGGACACCTCTGATGAGATTGGCGGGGTGCTTGAGTCTGACGGTATCACTCAGTTTGATTCAATGTATGTACCTAATGAAGCCATAAGGCGTGGAAATAAACAGATTATTGACCAAATCTTAAATCCTAACTTTGCCAATCCTGAAACCCCTCCGGCTACCAATCCTGACTTAAATGCTTTACAAGGACAGGTCAAGAATGAGCTTTCTTCTTTAGGAAACCAGAGATTTATTAAGCCTGATGAAATATCTGACAAGACTTGGAAAGACGCTTTAAACAATTTTGAATGGGATGTAATTGTTGATGTTACCCAAGAGGATGAGGATACTGACGCGGCTTTGACTTCCTTATCTAGCACGTTCCAGACAATCGCTTCGCTCGCAGGAAGACCAATGACTCCCGATGAACGCCTTATTTTTAATCAGATAATGGAAAAAGCAGGCATGAACCCCCTGCAAATTAATCAATCTAACAATCAGGTGCCGCCGTCTGGTGGTGTGTCGTCACCTCAAGTAATTCAGCCAATGATGGCTGGGAAACAATAATATGGATATAAATTTATTAAGAATGTATAAAGAGCAGAACCCAATTAAGTATAAACAGAAATTTGGCGACAAATCACCTGAAGAGATTCTATTGCCTGTCGCCCCTCCGACTGTAATAAACGGGGTCAAGATTGAAATGAAACCCAAGACTGAAGTTGAAATGGAATTTAAAGCTCCTGTAGAAACTCCAATAGAACCACAGGTTACAGTTTCCGATTTGCCAAAGAAAAAGAGCGGCAGAAGGCCTAAGGATGCTTAATCCGCTTACTGGGAAACCCGAACCAAACCTATATAGTGTAGAGATTTGGAATGGTAAACGGTTAGTGATTGAAATTACAGTTAAATCTACGAATGAGCAGGAAGCGGTAGCTCAGGCAGTTAAACAATTAAAAACGATAGTTAGGAAAATATGACAATAGAAAACCAATTCTTTTATACCGATTACGAACTGGAATTAATTAAAAGCACTTTTGCGGACAATGAGCCTCTGTTGAAGCTAATGCGTAAAGTTTTTGTCCCCCGTTACCTGGATACCGCAGCTGATATTGGCGGATTAAAAGATGATGTCAATATGTTCCCTGAATTTGATGTTACCAAATACCCATCAATCGAACAGGCTCAGATATCCTTTCAGGCTCGTATGCTGATGTTAAACCACACTGAAAACAGCTTGCTGAGACTGAAGGTTTTAGCAGGGGAGAAGAAAGAAACAGTCGAACAAACCAAAGCAAGATTAGTCAAAGATAGTTCAAAGTAATTAAAGGTCAAAATATGCCACTTAAAAAGGGTAAGAAAAATGTCGGCTACAACATTAAAGAAATGATGGCTGATAACAAGAAAAAAGGTAAAGCTCGCGGAATGAATGGCAAGCCAAGAAGTCGGAAACAGATGGTTGCAATCGCTATGAGAGCCGCCGGAATGAAGTAAGCTATATTTTCCGCTTCCCTATACGCTCCATTAGGGAGGCGGGATAATGTCGCTTAGACATTAAGCTAAGTACCGCTGAGGTACAACGAGGTGTTTATGTCTGCTGAAGACGAGGTTGTCGATACTCAAATCGAACCGACAGAGGAAGTCGTTAAAACCGATGAAGCCGAGGATGCTTCCACTCAGGAAGCATTTAAGGGCGAGCCCGAATATACCGAACATGAAAAGAAAATGTTTGAACGGGCAAAAAAAGCAGAGGCTGAAGCTAAGAAGTTAAAGGCTGAATTAGCACGCAAGCCTCAAACAGCCGAGAAACAGGTTGGCGAAGTTTCGCTTAAAGACCAATATGCCTTACTGGAGGCGAAAGTCCCAGCAGACGATATTGACGAGGTTATTAATTATGCAAAATTTAAAGGAATTTCCGTTTCGGAAGCCCTTAAGTCTAGTGTAATAAAGGCCACTTTAAGTGAAAAGGCAGAGCAGCGCAAGACTTCCGAAGTGACTAACACAGCAGGAAGCAGGCGTACTACTGTCAAAATGACAGATGAAATGATTGTGCAAAACGCAGCAGAGGGAAAGAGTTTTGACCCCGAAGCACTTGCTTTGGCACGAATCAATTTAAAGAAAAAGAAATAAAGGGCTTGGTGGAGCAGCTGGTTGGGAGAAATAGTTTTATATGGCTGAACAATTTGTAATTACCAACACAAAAGGTTCAACTACTTGGCGTGAAAAATATTTCGGCCCGAACTTACAACAGGTTCTCCGAAACGCTTTGGTAGCTGAAGCTGTGTGTCAGGTAGACAGGTCTGATTCTTACCTCATTAAGAATCCGTATTCTTCTCAGACGACAGTTGAGATTTCTGGTTTAACAGGTACTTTCACTCCGGCCGCTTGGACGACCACCAACGACTCACTCACCGTGGGTACTGAATTTAAAGCGGGCGAACATGTCTATGACTTTGAACGTGTCATGGGCAATTTCAACATGGCTACTGACCGTATGGATAACCAAGCCTATGCTGTCAAAGCCGGTATTGATAAGTATGTTGTGAACCTGCTTTGTGAAGACGGTACTGGTACTTATACCACCCCAGTGGGTGGTTTTACCGTAGCCTCCAATATTCCTGTTATCATGTCCAACCTTATCTCTAAGGTTGCCGGGTATCAGGGTGTTGCCTCCGGTTACTTCTTGATAATTGAAAATACTGACATCCCTGGTTTCATTCAGGCTCAAGTAACTTCTGGCTTCTCTTACGCTGATAACGCCTTAAATAACGGGTTTATGACCTCTTATGCGGGTGTTGATATCTATGTAGTCCGTAGCGGTACGTTTGAAAACGCTACCTACGTCGGAACTGGGACTACTTCTATTACCAACTCCGGCCACCGCGTATTCGGCATTAAAGGTCTTGCCACTTACGCAACCCCTCGTGACGTTACTTATGAGGAAATTTCCGTATCCGGTAAAACTGGTAAGGAATGCCGTTCTTGGGGTACTTTCGGATTTAAGCTCTGGACGCAAGTTGCTGGCTTGATTGTGGATATTACCTTAGCTTAATTAACTTGGGGGCGAGGTTCTGGGGGTTGCCGCCCACCAGCTCAACCTCTGGACTCTCGCCCCTGAATAGAAAGGATAATATGTCACAACCAGATGGGTTTTCTCCGCTATATCCGGGTTCAGTCGCTGGACAAGGTTTCCAAAGCACTTTAACAGGTGATGCTCGCGATATTCCTCAAAAGTTAATTCGCAGCACGAATGGAACTACTGAAGTGAATGTCTTTGGTACAACCAATCCTGCTGATGGTACTTTTTTAGGAGCAAGAGTTATTTCAAAAAATAATACTGCTGCCAACATCACTCTTCAACATACAGTAGCGGGTACAACTGTATTCACTATTGCTAAGGGTTCAGAAGGAGCTTTAAAAGGCACTTTCTTCCCGGCTGTGGCTTTTGCCGCTGGCGCTACTGCGACAATAAAATCGAGTGTCGCTGGTGCTGACGCAGTTGTTGAAATCGACTTCATACTGACTAATCCTAAATTACCTGGAGCATTGTAATGGAATTTGTCCCCCCAAGTAGAGTTTTCCAGACACCCCCTAAAAGCCCTGTAAAGCGGCTTGAAGAGGGGACATATGACTTGCCTGGATTTCTCCACCCAACGAGGACAAAGACGGGTGGGATGGCTTCTGTTTTTCAGGGCCATCCCTACCCGAGAAAAGGGTTTATTTATTCAGAAGCTGTCATCGCCATTAATAAGGCCAAGAGAGTTACTTTGATGCTATTTGAGCCTTGGCGTGGATTGAAAAAAGGTCTTACAGGATTCTTAGAGGAATATTTTAAAAATTATGTTCGTTTAGTTGATTCGCTATTCCAAGATTACGAAAGAATCCCGTATTTAAAATATGAGTATTATTCGGAGTTCTCCAAAGTTACCTGGGATTTTACATTTCTATTTTTAAGGAACTTAGGAATTAGTTTTGACACCTCTTACAAAGTAGGCTTGATATTAGCAACCATACTTGAGAATGATGATGCTTACAAAGTCAGGATACAAGACTTGTTATCCGAAAGCTCCGTAGACCTTTTACAGAATCCAAGAAAAGAACTCGATAGATTATTTGGGCTTTATGTGAAAAGAGAAGACCCTGCCGTACAAACTGAATTAGCAATAAAAGAATATGGCAAGGATTACCAATTAACCCACGGAATAGGCAAGACCTTTAAGAGTTTTTTTAAGTTACTGAGGTTTGCGCTTTTGATTCCACGGGTTAAGAAAGCGTTTTTAAAAAGTTTGAATGAAATTAATTTTAAATGGTTCCAAAATGACGAAATAGACCATTATTGGTCTTTAAATAGGTTTGGTTA